ACTACTACCTTTGTCAAAGACGGTAACCACGATTCTATAAAGAACTACAATGGAACGGTAAACCTTGTTGGTGCTGAGGTAGGAAGAAAATTTGTGTTTACTGTTGCTATAAGGATGCTAGAATATGCCAATGGAGATGGAGGATTCGTTAGATTTGGGTATCAAGATGGAACTATGGAAATAGCAGGTAATGATACGATTTCCGTAGGAGAAGATTACTCTCCAATAAAATATATGCTTCCTAAAGGAAAACAATCTGACTTTATTTCGGGTGTTTCTCAAATGTTTAATCTTCAATTTAAAACTGATTCCGCTTCTAAGGTAGTCGAAGTAGAGCCTTACGATTATTTTTACAAAAGTTTTTCAGAAGCAAAGAATTGGACTGAAAAGGTTGATTTTTCTAAAAAAATTGAAGATGAGTTTATAGACGACATAAAATCAGAGCTTATAGTAAAATATAAAGATGCTTCGGGAGATGCTTTTTTAGAAAGATTTAATAAAAAGAACGACATAGATTGGGGTGCATATAGAGAGGTAGATAGCAACAACATATTTTCGGATGGAACTTATAAGGTAGAAAACAAGTATTTTTCTCCTTCTTTTAATTGGTACGAATCAGACTACGTTGACCAAGATGCAGGACACTTAATATCAAGAAAACCCTTTATACCTCTTTATCACTCAAAATTTACCAATATAAATGAAAGTGCTAGGGTTGAAAGAGCTGAAAAAGATTATAATATAGGTGCTAGGGTTCTTATAACTGTTCCTGTTGAAAGCGGTAGCAGGTATTACTTTAGTTCTGAATCAGGACTTTATACTGCTTACTCTTACAATACTACGGGAGAACTTATTACTTCTGATGCTATTCAGTCTAAGTTTTGTAGAGCTAACTTTTTTCATTTAGATAATTCATCAGGACTTGTTAGTGGCGGCTCTGTTTCTGCTGATGAGTTAATAAAGATAAGTGCAGGAACTTACAATGGAACTGAACTGTTGTTAGATCCTAATCTTTCTTTTAATGACGTAACACACGATGTTAATGATTTAAACAGTTCATTTGGTCAGAACACTCAAAAAGGATTGTATAGTATTTTTTATTCGTCAATGGTAGAGCAGTTAAAGCAGAAGCCTAGAATAAAAACCATATACCTGAATTTAAACAAAACAGACATTTCTACTCTTGACTTTTCAAGACTTGTTTTTATAGATGGAAACTATTATAGAATAAATAAAATAATAGATTTTAAACAACACTTAAAACAAAGCACAAAGGTAGAGTTAGTAGAGTATTTTAATTTAGGTAAAAAAGAAATTCCTGCCAACTTAGTTATGAATCTTTCAAACGGAATAAGTTTATAATGCAAAAGATATATAGAGTAAATAAAGGAGATTTAGAATCAAGTAGTGTTTATTGCACTATTGATGGTGTTTTGACAGAGGTTGTATATAAAATCTCTGAGGGTTATGTAGATGAATTGGGTAATGAGTATTTTGATTACTCTCGTTTAAAGGTTACAAGCAAAGATAGGCTCAACCAACAGAAGTCGCTTCAAAGCTCTGCTAATCTTCAATCTGTCTTTACAGAACGAGAAGAAACAACTACAACAACAGCACAATCAGGAAAGGTTACAACAACAACAACAAAACAAATAAACCCTGTTTGTATTTTTAATTTTAATCACAAGGTTTACGATACTAGCGGTGCTGTTTCTAAATGGGTAAGCTCGTATAACAGCTCGGTGTTAACTCAGTCAACAACAGCCAACCAACCGTCTTTAGGAAAGTACGGGAAGGGAAAGGGTGGATTTACTCCTATATACTTTAACACAGAACAATCTGACTTTATGTCTTTAGATTCTGCTATTACGGTAACGGGAGATTTTACAATGTTTTTTTACATAGAGCCAATAGGAATCCCTGTAAACAAATACTTTAGGTTGTTAGGTAAACGTGATGACAATAATATGTTCCTATCAATAGGAGAACAGGGAAACGAATCATACAAGTTAAGTTTTGACGGTTCTACATCTAGTTCACTAGCGGCTGACCAACTATATTGGATTCCTAGCAGCAAAAAACTGCTCATAACAATACAAAGAAGTGGAACAACACTTTATGTAAGAGAGAATGGAACGGAAATAGATAGTGTGTCGGTTTCTGCAAATGATTTTACATTTGACCAAGTAGGAAAGTTAGGAAACGATACTGATGTTTTCTTTAATGGCTCTATATATCACTTTTCTGTTTTTGATGGTTACTTCAAGAATAACTTGGTTAAAATTGAAAATTCAATAATTAAATCTATTAATCAAGCTAAAGGAGTTTAAATGGCAAATATAAATAAATCAACAATGAGAGAAGTCCTGACAGAAGTTGGTCAAGATTTGGTGCTTGCCATAAGGGGAGAGCTAGAAAGGCAGGGACACGTTAACACAGGTAGATTAAGAGATAGCATCGGCTACAAGATTAGTGAGTTTGGCGGAAATATGACACTTACGGTATTGGCAAACGAGGTTGATTACGCATCTGCAATAAACAGCGGTTTCCACCCAAACTCTTTGCCTAATGTATATGCAATAGAAGAATGGATTAAACAAAGAGGTATTCAGTCTGATAATCCTAAAATAAAGACTGACAAAGCATTAGCGTTTGCAATAGCAAAAACAATACAAAGAGAAGGTTCTCCAACTAGAGGTGCTTTTCGGTTTTCTAAAAACGGATTTAGAAGGGGTTTTGCAAATAGACCTTTTGGCTCAAGAAAAAGCAGCATACACAGCAAGATTGTAAAAGGAATGACAGTAGAATTAGAAATTTCATTAGATAGTATAACAAAAGAAATATAATGGCAAAAAACGTAAACACACTTATTAAGGTTTCCGTAATAGGAAATAAAGAGCTTGTACAATTAAGACAGAATGTTGAATTATATTCTAAAAATCTTAAAGAGCTTAAAAAAGAGAACAAAGATGTAAAGAACATCAACAAGGAAACCGCACAGTCTTTTGCTGAGAATGAAGCTAGATTAAAGTCGGCAAGAACTCAGTATAGAAAAGCTCAATCAGACCTTAAGGGAATGTCTAAGGCTACTCAAAATGCGGGTGGTTTTACTATGAAGATGGCTAAAGCTTTTGGAGTTGCACAACTAGCTGTTGACGGATTTAAAAAAATAACTAGCCTTCTTGCCCAACAAATAAAAGATTCTGTTGTCGTTTTTAAAGACTTTGATTTTCAAATGCAGAAGGTTAAAGCGATTAGTGGTGCTACTGAGCTTGAGTTTAAAAGGCTAAAAGATACCGCTATGTCGTTAGGTAGAACTACGTTCTTTACTGCCACACAGGTAGCTGAACTGCAAACAAGCCTGTCGAAGCTTGGTTTTACTTCTGGAGAAATATTAAAAGCACAAGATGCAACACTAGCGGCAGCTACTGCATCAGGAGAAGGTTTAGCAAGAACAGCAACTGTAATGGGTTCTGCTATACGAGGGTTTGGTCTTGACGCTAGTGAATCAACAAGAGTTGCTGATGTTATGGCTAGTGCTTTCTCAAGCTCTGCACTAGATATTGAGAAGTTTCAAACTTCTATGACAAAGGTTGCACCTATTGCGAAGATGGCAGGTTTTGAGATTGAAGGTACAACAGCTATCTTGGCTTCTCTTATAGATGCAGGTATTGAAGCTTCTATTGCGGGTACTTCTTTAAGAAACATATTATTAAGATTAGCAGACCCGACTTCAAAGCTATCTAAAAGATTAGGTGGTTCTGTATCTTCTGTTGACGAACTTATACCAAGACTTAAGGAAATGAAAGACTCGGGCATTGCTCTTTCTGATGTTTTAGGGATTACAGATAAAAGAACTGCTGCTGCTTTTGGTAGAATGTTAGATAGTGCAGACAGCGTGGCTATCTTAACAGAACAACTAAGAAATTCAGAGGGTGCGGCAGAATCTATGGCTGCCATTATTGGAGATAGCCTTGAAGGTTCTTTGCTTCGTTTTAAATCTGCAACAGACGGGCTAAAAATTGCTTTAGCCGATTTGTTTGGAGAAAATTACAAAAAAGATTTAATTCTTTTGCCAAGTTCTTTAATAATTAAGCTAGTGAGAAAAGCATAAAAAGAATAT